CTGGCACCCCACGTCGGCGTGAGCGTGATTTCGATCTCGTCGCTCTTGAGAGCCGGCGGGGAGCCGTAGCTTTCCGTCGTGCGCTGCTTCGCTTCGGTCAGGTTGTCCGCGTCCGGGCCGATGAAGATTCCCGACGACCGATGGACGCGCAACCAGACCTTGTTGACGTTCTTGGCGCGCCCCTGCCCGATGCTGCCATCGCGCAGCGCCATCGCCGCCGGCAGCGTCTCGAGGTCGGCGACGATCGGCAGCCCGATTTGTACGGTGCCCGCTTCGACCTCGAGCGTGATGGCCCCACCTGTCACCGTCCGCTGCGGATGCACCGCCCCGTCGGCGAGAATGCTGACGGTCTTCCCTTCCAGGTGGTCCAACCCGCTGATTTCGTCCGCCGGTGCACCCGAGTATGTCGCCCCGCAATCAATGAAGAAGGCGTCCTCCTGAGCGGCGAATTGCCGCGAGGCCAGGCGCTCGACGTAGCGCACGGTGCTCCCGTCGATGGTGCGGCGGATGACGCAATACAGCACGTCCTCGTTGCCCTCGGCGACGACCGCGCACGACTCGAAGGCGCCGTCCGTGTCGTGCCAGTGCCACGCGCCGATCTGCTGTTCCGGGACGTAGGTCAGCCCCAGCAGGTTGCCCGAAGACGAGACAAACCAGACGATCGGCTGCGGCGCCTTGCCGTAGGCCATGTCCACAATGTCGTAGGTGTCGAACAGATGCGGCGCCCGCAAGGACAGGTCGCCGGTGATGAACCCGGACGCCTGCCAGTTGTAAGCAAGCTCGCGCACGTGCCCGCCGCGGGCAGCACCGTACAGCAGCGTGTTGTTGATGATGGCCGGCTGCACGTTGGATGCGCCGACGTAGGATTGCGGGCGAACGCTGATCGTACCGGGGGTGATGGTGTCCGAGTTGGCCGACGTGACGCGCCACTCCGCCGACGACGTGAGTAGAAGGAGTTGCGTCAGCGGGACAATGTGGCGGATGGTGTTCGCCTCGCGCGCGGCCACCCTGAACGCAATCCGGTCGTCGTCGCGCACGGGCAGGGAATAGCTCATGTTCGACTCGGTGCCGGACTTCGTCAGCCAGATATTTTGCGGCTTGTTCGTCGTGCCGGCGAAGCACCGCCGCTGCTCGTAGTACGAGACAGCGCCCGGGTACTCCCCGCTGCCACTGAACACGGAGTCATAGATCGGGGGCGTCTGCGACAGGTCTGGGGTGATGTTGTCGTCGACGATCGACAGCCCCGCGGTCTGGCCGATGTAGCCGTACAGGCCGCCCTGCAGCTTGTAGACGTTGTACCGGGACGCGCCCGTCACCGCCGACCACGAAATCGTGACTGTGGCGCCCGTCTCATACAGGTTGCCACCCGCGTTCGAGGCGGTCGAAGCCGCCGATTCGCCGATACCGTCTGCAGCGATGGCGGTGACGACGTAGTAGTAGGTGTACTTGACCGCGGTGTGGCCGGCTGCAACGAGCGTCGGTGCGCCCGGTGCGGAAATCGGCGCGGCGAAGGACACCGTCGACAGTTGCCAGTTCGTCGCCCCCAGCCGGCGCAATTCGCGCGGCGCGTAGTTTGGGTGTACGAGCGTCAGCACGTCCGCGGACTGCACGTAATGAATGTCGAACAGGTCGGCCTCGGCATACGGATTGGCGACCTCGTAGGGGCTGCCGGAACTCAGCAGCGTGCCGCCCTGCGTGTGAAACCGGAACGTGCCCGCCCCCAGTTCGATAACCATCGTCTGCGTCGTCGAGTAGGTGAAGGGAATTAGGCGGGTGCGCTTCGTCGAGTCCTTGACCTCGCGCACGAAGGCGAACCCCGGACGATTCTCCGCCGGACCTTGCGGCTTGGTGATGAAGTTGCGGCAGCGCGCGAGGCCCGACTGGTACTTCGCGTCGTCGCTGCGCCCGAACATTTCCGGCGAGACCTCGCCGCCAGCAAAGGATCGCTGCAGAGTGCGAACGTTCGCCATATCAGCGGCCGGCGATCCAGGACGGGATTTTCTCCGGCCTGATCTTGCGTTGGTTGGCGTCCGATACCTGCGCCTGGCGCAGTGCGACAAGCGCGTTCTGCATGCACGACCGCGCGGCTGCCGCGCCGGTGTCGCCCTTGATCAGCGGCCCCGCCATGTAGGAGGCCAGCATCCAGCCCATTGCGTCGATGAACATCGGCGAGAAGGCCGTCGTGTCGGTCACGCGGGCCACGTAGCGCAGGCTGGCGTCCTCGAGGTTGGTGAGAATCACTGGGTCGCCGTCGGCGGTCGTCTCCGCCTCGAACTCCTCGGTGTCCGTGCCATTGGCCGCAGACGCCGGCAGGACGGACAACAGCTTGAGCGCATCCGCGGGTTCAGCGTAGGCGTAGTCCCAGTTCCATGTGTCGACGATCAGTTGCGCGAGCCTTACCCGGCGCGTCGCGAACTTCCACGGGTGCGCCTCCAGCAAGGTGTCCCGCGCGATCGGGTAGAAGCGCGCGCAGTGCTCCGCCTGCGCGGACCCTTCCGGCGGGTCGATGCTGGTGACGGTGGCGCTATCGCCCAGCCGGGCCAGCGCGAGGTTACAGATATCGACGGCAGAAGCCATGTCTCCGGCGCTCCAGAAAAAGCGGGGGCTCGTGGCCCCCGCGTGCTACCGACCACTTCGCTGCGGGTCAGACCAGATCGGCGAGGGGGCCGCCACGCTGCCGCTGCTTCGGCTTCTCGGCCGGCGGCAGCACGGAGGCGTTGGCAGCATCGACCGGGGGTTCAAATTCCGGCTCTACGTCCACCACAGGAACGAACCACGAAGCCTTGCTGCCTTCCGGGACGTCGAATTCGTCGCCCGGTTGGCGCAGCTTGCCGAGATAGCCCGGTTTGAGGGCGACAACTTTCATCTATCGTCCCCCTCGTCAGGCAATCTTCGAGCTGTCCGGCTTCGGCACGTTGAGCTGGTAGCCTGCAACGATCTGCGCCGAGAACTTGCCGGCCGTCAGCGGGCCGGTGGCGACCGTGTAGTAGGCGCGCAGGTAGCGGCGAAGCTTGATCGGCAGCGGGATGATGTGTTGGTAGCCGGCGACCAGCGTTGCCTTGCCAATGGCCGCGGTGACGGCCACGTCGGCGAAGCTGGAGTTGTCCGCAGAATCCTGCAGCGAGAAGGTGACGGTCGCCGAACCGGAGGCCGTCGCGGCTTCGTCCGTGGTGATGACCAGGTAGAGGTCGGAGGCGCCCAGGTCGGGCGTCGTCTGGCCGGTGTCGATAACATCCGTCGAAGCGGCCGACGACGTGACGGCTTGTTCGTTGGAAACCTGCAGGGCCTTGTCGATGATCATTGGTGTGTCCTTTCAAGAATCGTTGTCAGGGGGTGGTTCTCCCCGCCCCCGTCTATGCTGCCGCTGCAGGTTAGGTGACGCGCGCCTCGGTGAGCAGAAGGGCGTCCGTGCGCCGGCAGGGGATGCCGTCGAACGTGACTACGTGCTTGCCGGCGACGGATTCCATGGTCAGCGTGGACGACGCGACCTTGTTCGCGATCTGCCGGCGCAGGAAGCTGCGAACCCTCCGCGGAGCGTAGAAGACCGCGCGTCCCATGCCAATGTGGGGGATAAGCTCGATAGCCTGCGTCATCAAGTCGATCAGATCGGCGCCCGATCCAGCGTTCTTCGTGAGGTCCGACACGTCGATGTTGCAAATGCGCGCGACATAGCGCCAGTCGCGCAGCGTGAGGCCGACGTCCCACTTGTAGTGCGTGCGGTAGCCTTGGTACCGGCCGCCTGCAGCATCGGTCAGAGTGTCTTCGCCCAGGTCGCGCGACTGCAAGCCCGCGGGCGAGCCCTTCGGGTAGATGGTGTGGCAGGTATTCGGCCCCCATACGACCAACCAGACCGAAGCGTTGTCGCTGCCCGTGCCGCTGGCGTCAATGATGTTGATCGCATTCTCGGCGGACAGGCTGTTGTAACGCGGCGCGAGCCCGGTGAACTTCTCGGGGTCGAGACTGCTATCGCCATAGAACAGCGTGGTGGCAAGCGTCTGGTTCATCCCCTCGATGAAGGCGCGGTCTTCCGACAGCCGCCACGCCGCCGAGTTGCCGTTGAGGTCGGCCAGGGCCTTGTCCACCTCGGCATACGTCTCGAGCATGCCCATGCTGTCCTTCACCTGCACGGTGCGGGACTTCTCAGGCTGCACGCCGTAGTTGAGCTTCCGCCACGTGCCGGTCGGCAGGCCGGAACGCACGGTGGTCTTGTGCTCGGTGAAGCCGTTGGCCTCGATGAGCGTCATGTCGTCAAGGATCTCGTTCGTCTCCGTGAGCATTTCGACGATGTTGGGGTCGATCTTGCCGTCCGGTCCCAGGCGGGCGGCGATGTCGGCAAGGGTCGGGTTGGTGCTGGTCAGGGTTGCCATAGGTGCTACTCCTTACGGGTTCATGTTGGATGCCGCGTACAGCCGGCGTGCGTCGTTGCGGTTGTCCTGTCCGCCCTGACCGGTGACGACCTCGTTGTCCTCGCTGGTGGCCTTGCCTACCCGGTAAAACAGCCGGATGACTTCCGGGTGATTGCCCAGGCCGGACTCGTTCAGCAGGGTGCGCAGTTCCGGCGTGGCGAAGGCGTCGAGCGCTTTCTTCGCGATGCCCAGGTTTTCGGCCAGTTGCTCGCCGCCGAACTCCTTGTCGACCTCGGACGAGGCTTTCCACTCGGCGCGGGCGGCTTCGATCCGTTCCACCTGCCGGGACTGCATAAGCGGCGCCATGCGATCGAGCACGGTTTGTGCCCGGTCCTGCGACAAGTCCAGTTCCTTCGCGACTTCAGCGAAAGCGCCGATGACGGCGTCGTCGAACTGCACGCCTTCAGGAGCTTGGAACTCGTAGCTTTCCGGTGCGCCGGCTGGCTTGGCCTGCGCAGCGTCCGCGGGCGGCGGGTTGCCGGCATCCCCCGCAGCAGTAGCGGGCAGCCCAGCAGTGGTGTCCAATGCCGGCGCGTCGTCGGTGTTGTCAGCCGCCAGCATCGTTTCGTTGCTCATCGTTTCGTTCCTTCAGCATTGCCAAATAGCTATCGGGGCACAGCCGCTTGGCCATGCGCTCGAGATATTCCCCTTCAACCTGCATCCCACTCGCGAAGGCCATCGTCAGCGCGTTCGTGCTAAAGCAGCAGTCCCCGGCCCTCGAGCGCCGGATTATTCCGTCGACAATCCGCCGACCGCGGCGAGTATGCATCAGCCACGTGAAGTCGGCTTCTTCCGTCTCGCGCAGCAGCTTGTCGCGCAAGTCGACGTCGGCTTTCGCGCGGGCCAGGCTGTGGATGTCGGTCGGGTCGTATCGGCGCATGCGCGCAGGCTATGCGCAGCGGCGGGCGGTACGTGCACCGGGTGTTATGGGTCCATCCCGCTGCCGGCGACGAAGATGTTGTCCATTTCGGCAATGCTCTGTGCGTTCGTCATAGCGCCTTGAATCGCTACGCGAAGTGCGTTGATGTTCGCGTCGGTCCTGCGAATCGTTGCGTTGTGCCAACCCCAATACTTCTGTTGGGCAACCGTGCCAGATGGAGCAATCTGGTCTGCAGGGTCTTTGGCATCGACACCGACGATATCCCTGATGTACGCCTTGACCGCCAGGTATCTCGCACGGCCAATCGCATCGACCCCTTGAATCAGTTGCCGCGTCGTCAGGACGATTGACGACGGGTCGATGACGGCATCAGCAGGAGGGATGTCCGCTCCAGTAAACACCGTGATGCGCGGCCCCTCCATGATGTATCTCGGTTGCGGGACTGCTTCTGCCTCGGCCTTTCCAGCAGCCGTATTGGGGAATTTCAAGATGGGCATGGTTATGCTCCGTACTGAGCCGAGACATGTGAATAGATGATAGCGGCTGCGTCCGTGTTCGCCGCCAGTTGCATTGAGAACGCAACAGTCTGATCCACCGACAGATCAACGGCAGTATTTTCTGTCGTCCCAATCGTTGCTCCGGCGGATGAAATCCCGACACTACCTGATCGAGCATTGCACTGCCGAGACTGCGTTCCAAGGTTGCAAGAAAAACCGAAGATTTCCATGCAAGGGTTAGTCGTCGGCTGCGCTGCATAAAATGCTGTCGAACCAAACCTGCCACGGAACGATTTAATCGACGCTGCGTTCGATCCAGCCGTTCTAATTGACCACGAAAGCCTGCCGTTCGGACCAAGCAATCCACCAGGCAGAGTAAAAGACCCCGCGGAAATCTCGTTAGTTGATTGCGTGATGCGCCCCGCAGAAAGATTCGGGAATGGCGTAGGATTCGTTATGAACGGCGGTTTTCCGGTTCCAGAATACATCTCGGAGAAAATCTCTCCGGTCGTATCATTGGTCATCTTGCACCAATACCAACCACCAGTCGCTAGACCCCCAGCGCCCGCGGGAAGATAGGCATACCCGCCGGATGCCACCATATTCCAGAAGTTTGAGACGACAGCCGCGCTAAGGGCGAATTGTCCTGCGGTTCCAGAAAAACTCAGGCCGTTGCTGCCGCCATCTCCTGCGAACATGACGAACGGTATTTGACGAGGGAACAACGTCTGCCCGAACAGAAACCGCTCGCCGCCCCGCGCGTCCTTATAGCCCAGGACCTCGCCCGTAGTCCTGTCCTTTAGCCACTCGATGCTACCGTCGACGATTATGTCGCCCATTTCAATTACTCCTGTCAGGTATATCCACTAAAGGCGCGCGTGATGTCCGTCAACGCGTTCGGCTTGGTCGTATCCACGCTGCCCAACTTCTGCGCCGCGTCGGCGCCTTGCTGGAGCATCGCCGCCTGCTGTTGTGCCGCTGCCGCCTCTGCCCTCTGCCGCCGAATGAGCGCCACCTTGTCGCCCGGTACGATCATTTCCGGGTCGATACCCAGCATGTCGGCGTAGGCGTCCGCCCAGCGGTCGGCGTCGAGCTTGTCGAGCACTTCCGGCTTCATGGCGGCGACCGCGCCGACGTTGCCGACGAAGCGATCGACAGAGTTCGTCGCAATGGCGCGCTGCGCCTGCGCCAGCATCCCGAAGAACTCGACGTTCATTTCCATGCCCTGCAGCTCCTCGGGCGGCGGCGGCACGAGGTTTGCGGCGACCATATGGGAAAACGCGAGTTCGATAAGCGGGTCGAGGATTTCGTTGTGCATGCGCTCGAGCACGGGTCCAAGCATCAGCAGCTTTTCCTCGTGCCGCTCTGCGACCTCGGTCGCGGTCATCTGCGTGTTCGTGCCGTTCGCCAGCATCAGGAACAGATCGGCGTAGAAGCCGGCCTTGATGCGCTCGCGCACGTCCTGAATATCGACCAGCAGGTGCGAGAGGTCGAGCGCGCTCTGGAACGCGGGCTTGATGCCGCCGGACGCGCCGGCTAGGTCCACAAACGAAATCCCGCCGGGTAGCACGTCGATGTCGCGCGCCTTCATCGACGCAGGCACTTGCAACGCCGGTTTGGTCTGCGAGTCGATGCACTCCGCCTTGCGAAGCTGCTGGTGCTGAAGCTGCTTCAGATCGCCGAGCACTTCCATGCCCGGGCTGTTGCCGTAGATGTCGCCGCCAGCCACCGCCCAGCGCGGGCAGAGCGTTGGCATGTCCCGGAAGCCAGAGTCGCGCAGCAATGCGCCATCGTTGCCGGCTGCCTCGAAGTAGGCCGAACGCCAGGCCATGTTCTGTGCATCGCGCCGGGCAGGGTCGCGGTCCCGGCGGGGCTCGATCGCGTGCACGACCGTCACCCACTGGTCCAATGCGCCGCGGTCGTAGAGGTTGCGCACGGTGTGGCTGCACTTCTCCGCGCCGAACTCGCGCACGAGCTGACCGACCGTCTGTTGAAATTCGCGATAAACCGTGTCCGTGCGGCCCCTGGCGTCCGTGGCGATTGCGTATTCGCCTGCGGTCAGTACGTGGTGGTGGATGACCGTGCCGAAATCCGCGAGCACGATACTGCTGGCGGTGCCGAACGCGCCCAATTCCTCATACATCGCATGGAGCGCGCGGTACGTGTTGGATTTTGCAAAGACCATTTGCATGATGCGTGTAACATCGGCCAGCCACGCTTTGACGCCCGCGGACTCGTCAAGCTCCGGGTCGGAGGTCGTCAGCCGAAACCACGGTCGCGCCGGGCTGGTCATCCCGGCCATCATGCCGGCGGCGAGCACGCGCAGCGCGCGTGTGCCGGTCGAGTCGTAGATCGCGCGGTGCCGCTTCTCGCCGCGGTTCCGATCTGTGATCAGGAAGCGGCCCGACCGCGGCAGCAGGTAGTCGGAAATCTCCCGCCAGTGATCCAGCCAGCTCGAGCGCTCGCTCGTCAGCGCGGTCCAGCGCTCGCGCAG